AATTTACGTATAACTCCAACTAGTAAATTAAGAGATATGCCTAACCCTATAAGTAAACCAACTGTCTTAACTAGACTTCCGCCACTCTTAGTACTTAAAGTATTAACAGCAACAACAAGAGCCACAAGACCAGTAGTCATAGCCAATAACGAAGCTTCTAATTCACCTGGTTTTATACCAGATAAAGCTTGTAAAGCAACCGCGACAATACCAACAGCCACAGCTAACCCCACTATAGTTATAGCAGCTTTTATGGCATCTTGTGATTTTATAGCACTCAAAGCACCGGCACTGCCAAATAGCGTAGCTATCATGATCGCTATAGCACCTGTTGCCGCTAGTAATTTAGTACTATCAACAAATGTGAGTAATACTATCGAACCAGCTAATAAAGCTATAGATATTGCTACTTTTTGAAGTGTGTCTGCTTTAATATTATTTTGAAAAGACGTTAAGGTCCCTTCCATAGTCTCGAACATGCCCGATATAGAATCACCAATAGACGAACCTTCTCCGAATATGCCCTCAAAAGCATCTAACAACCAATTACCACTAAGAAACTTACTTATTGACAGAACCAAGCCAGCTAACAAACCAGTATTGATAATTTCAAATAGTCTCGAATAGTCAATGTTTTGGGCGCCTTCTATAAGATAATCCAACGCTTTGGAGATACCTTCTTTTAATTTCTCGCCAGTATCACTTAAACCTTCTGTCGAAACACTCGTATGTATGCTAAGTTCTTTGAACTTCTCGACAAGTGTTCCTATTAAGATGATAAGCCAACCAAAGCCCTCTTTAGCATCAGCCATGAACTGGGTAGTTCTTCGACCATCAAAAGTTCTGAAATACTCTACAAATTTGGCAAGAAGTTCCGACTCTCGAACCGCATCTATTAATTCTTGAAAACCCTTAGCTACTCCGAGAATAGTTTTCTTAATGTCTGAGTAAGTAATAGCATCGAACCACTCGACGATTTTTTCTACAATGGCTAATTGGCGTATGGCTTTACATAACTCTAATGCAGAATGTGCCACTGCTGTTAAAATACCCACCACAACGTCAAACACTATAACTAAGTTTTTCCAAGCCGCTTCCAGATCTACACCCTTGAGGCACTCGAATAAAGAGACGATATCTTGAATAATTTCCAATTCTAGGAGGTTGTCTCGTAATTCCAATAACCTTGGGCCCAAAGTTTCAACGTATTCAATAACATCAGCGACTATGTTCCTGAAGAAGTCAGTCTCGATAGCAAATTCTCTAAAGGCCACCACCGCATCCGCAATCCCAACACTTGTATCAAGGAATGTAGCCCCGGCAGGCGCGAGACTTTGGATAAGTTCTACAATTGGCTCTGCTACAGCAATGACAATCATCTTTAAAATATCGAGTGCGGCTGCTATACCTCGAACAATGCTTTTAAATGGTTCCAGGTTTTCAGTTCCGGCTTTTAGGCTTTTTGAAAAGTTAAGAATAGCGAATGTTATTTGGAATAGATCCACGTAATCAAGTGGTTTGAAGATATCAGAAAGGGCTTCTTTAAAAGCCCCTAGGATGTTAAATATCGATTCGACTACATTCTTGAAAGCCTCGATACCGGCAGCTCTACCCCCAACAGACGCCCAAACCTCAAGCATATCATTTCTAGCTACCGAAGACTCAGCAATAACAGTCCCGAACATGTCTGCAATACCACCCCAAAGCACCTTTGCTTGTTCGAAGTCTCCAAACACAATACTCCATGTTTGGGCCCAACCGCTTTGCAAAGCTTCGGCCATGGTTTCTTTAAGTTGTGTTAATGTTTTAACTTTTGTTGCAGCATCTGCTGCTGTTTTAGCTACTTCCTGGATGGAGTCAATTTCAGCAGCGGAATATCCCAGTGCCGCCAACTCAGCATCTGTAAGATCCCCTGTGAATTTTTCCAAAGTATCTAACAAAATATCAGCAGTCAGCCATCCATCTTGTAATGAGTCTCTGAAACTACCACTAGCTACTTCTTGAGCCTTAGTAACATCTTCTAATGCCAATGTCTGTAGTAGGGCATCTTTAAATAACTCACCGCCCATACCGGCATTCTCAATACTCATCCAATCTTGTAGGCGGACTACCCCACTAGATAAAGCCTGAGATAGTTGGTACATCGCAGTGGATGCTTGCTGGGCGTTGGCACCAGATACAGCGGCCACATTGGCAATACCTTTAATAGCACTAACACTTGTATCTAGATCTACTCCCGCTGTGGTGAATTTACCGATACTATCGGTCATTTGAGTAAAGTTATATATAGTTAAATCAGCGTACTCATTAAGTTCACCCAAAGCGCCAGACACATCCTCTAATGATGTTCCATCTTTTGCTGTATTCGCCAAAATCGTCTGTACAGCATTCAATTGCGTCTCGTATTCCTCAAGACCGGTGGTGATGGGCGCCAATATCAAGGTGTCGGCCATCTTCTTGGCGCCATTTATAATCGCACCAGTAATACTTGTAACGAAGGCTGCCGCAGCTACTCCGGCTATACTCATCTTACTATTAATGGCATCTAATGACTTGACCATCGGCTCAAAATTCACACGGGACGCTTGTTCTAAACTACCTAACGATTTCTTTGCATTACTGAGATCGAATGACTTCTTTAGATCCCCGATACTTTTTATAGAGTCTTTTATCCCATCCCGAAATTCATCGGCATCGAATACCATCTCTACGATCTCACGTTCTATATGGTTCTTACTTGGCATTATCCGAAAACCTCCTGACGCAATCGAGACTCGATCTCGTCGTACACCGGTGTTAATGCCGGATTAATGAAATCCCTCCCTGGTAAGAAGTACCCGGACTTAGTGCTATGCCCGTATTGGAGTAATATAACAATAGGCACGCTTCCAGCTATGGCCGAATTGGTCCATGACAACACGTATCGTTCTTTATCTCCCTCTATCTTATACCCCCAGGAGTTAGCACTCTCTCCGCTATCCATAGGAGTTGCAGCGGCTAACGCTATCACACCCTTTCGCCCAGCACTATCGAGAATATTTCTTGGATCTAAGCGTTTAGCTTTCTTCAGATACTTAAGTGTCTTCTTAAATTTTGGGGTTTTCTTTATCCTCATCCTTGAGCCCGCCTCATTTTATTAAGCTGGGTCCGATGTTTAGCACTTTCTATCGACGACATATTACCACCTTTTCGACCCTCGTTTTCCTTAATATTACAGACATCAATTAGAGTCAAAAGACGGTTGAAATGCCACTTCTCGAACTGAAAAGGAATTCCGAACTTTATCATCCAGTAATATACTAATTCTGAAGTTACGGTTGTTCGGGAGGCTACTGGCGTATTTCCAAGTCTGTATATCTTAGTGGCAGTCCGTTGGTCATTGATATAGTCGGTAATTTCTTCGGTGTGGTATGTTCGTAGGACAGTCGGTATTAAATCTCCAACTTTACCTATTATCATACAAGATATATAAGATAGTTCTTCCTGAACCGAAATAATTCCAGATTCAACTCCTGTGACAGGAAGGTATGGCTTCTTCCAAATCCCTTCCCATTTAGACACAGAGATGAGAGAATGTTCTAGATTAATTTTAGCAGGTTTAGAATGGAAGAAACGATAACCGTCCCCGTCATTCAAATAAAACTCCTGTTTCTCTGTATTTATTGTCAACATTCTCTCGTCTCCAATGATTCGACACTACTCTATCGCATCTCTATTGATTTAGTCCCACCTTTCTTCGGTGTGTCAACAACGGTAGAGCTTAGCAACCGATTAAAAAAGTCCGTTGCGACATCAACGTCCTGCACAATTGACATAAACAAGGAATTGTAGGCCGCAGATTGTTTAAACAGTTCCGATTTGTCAGGACCCTTCAGGAAATAAAGCCCGTCCTCTGATTTCTCACCATAAGCGAGAAGGATCACCCTCTCGAAAAGAGTTAGGATATCCTGAGTATCGGACCCCGCATTGAGATTATTGATGTAATTCTCTAACCCACCTTTAAACTCAACATCCAAGCGCACAATCTCCGATTCCACCAGGTTAAAATACAGAACAGTTGTTCTTTCTGCACCATCGAAATCGATAAATTTGACAGTTTTCTTAAGCATTTCGTATCTCCTTAATTAACTAAATTACTATGCTGGCGTGCAGAGAGCCAACAAAGCAGCCGGAAGAGGAAGATATGCGTCAACGGGCGTGTCCACGCCGTATAATGCTTCTTCAACAGCGGTCAGTTCAGTGGCGCCAAGCGTACGCGAATCAATCGTGATCTTCGATACCGGATTATGACCTGCCATAGCAGCTGGAGTCGTCTTGAACTCCCAACTAAAGGTCCCTGCTTCTGGACTGTCATTAATTGTTGCGCGACTAACCTCGGAAGGCTGAGCGATACAACCATAGATGACATGGATCAAATATGCGGCTGTTTGTCCAGCAGCTTCGGTACCGACATAGGTACGATAGCTTAACCCAAATGGGGTACGTGCTTGCTGATCGATTACCATACCGGCAACAGCTACAACACTGCCATCACACACCCCGAACTCATCAGGATATGTATAGGCCTCAATCGTGCCATCAAAGGTAGCTCCTGATAACAACTGAGCATACTTTACGTTGTTTGCCCACAGGTCAGTGGGTTCACTACCGCCTGGCTTCTCCGCCAAACTAATCAGACCTTCCCAAGCCACGCCAAGAGGATATGCCCCAGCTGGATTACGTGCATAAAGAACGCCTCGGTCCAAACCGGACTCAAAGTTCTTTTTAGTTGAGTCATTCCACTCAAGTAATATTGTCATTTGAAATACTCCTTATATTGAATTTACAGTTACAATGAATACATCATGCACCACATCATTTGCCACATATGTATTATTAGAACGAATAGTCACACCAGATAATCCAAACATGTCCCATTTGCGGGCATCACCTGGAATATCACTAAGGAATGTGACTTGAAATTCGGTTCCTAAAACATATGGTGTATTGTTAGCGTATGCGGCATTCACATTTTTCGGTTCGTAGATTATACAGGGACGAGATAGCCTCTCATCTCCCGGGGGTCTAAAATACACACCAACTCCTTGAAAAGTGTCTTGGAGTTTGTATTGTAAATATAAACGTGTGGCTTCTTCATCCATTGTATAATCCCCCTAAACCTAACTCCACACGAGGCGGTTTGTATTCTATGGAGATGACCGTCCACTTACGGTTTTTCCAAATAATATAAACAACCTCGGTGAAGTCGATATCAGAATCTTCAGGGGTATAGAGACTAAGTACATGTCGTATAGACAGACGATCGCCTTGACTTTGCTCGGACCATCGTAAACTTAGATTTCGAATTTCGCCAGAAACTTCGATTTCCTCAACGTCTCGTTTTAGAACCCCGGGGGCAGTTTCTTGCAGATTACGTTTAATACCTATTTTACCCCAGAATCTAGCCATGCGACAACTTAGTCCGGTGTTCCGGCGGTAACTAGCTGAATAGCAATGGCGGATTTCGGGCTGACCAGAGCTCCACTAAGACGAGTCTCGTAGAGGTAGGTGTACTTATTGTAATCCAGGTCGAAATCGTCAAAGAACGAGGTCTGTCCACCACGATCCAAGCCGATCACATAATCAGTCAGATTGACAATAATGCCTAAAGTGGCTACGTCATATACGCCTGCCGGAATACCCGCCGGATCGTCAACGTCGTCCGTTTGCATACCACTCATCGGAGGTACTTCAACAATATCGCTTACGCGAAGTGCTTCGGCCAAGGATGCCTTACTCGGATGGATTCGACGGTTTGTCGTATCACGAACCAACAGCAGCTTGGTCAATACTTCGGGCTGGCAATAGAAGACTGGGCTTCCTTTACCGCGATAATCTTTCATTGAATCAGCGATGAAATCAACTAACCCAATAACCTCAGCCGCAGTGAAAGCGGAGAGAAGTCCCAGATTACCAACATCATTGTGGATCGCATTAACGGTATATACCGCATCATCATTGTAGATTGGG